CGGCAGTAGATGCGCCTTTCACATCGATGCAGAAACCGCGATTCACAGCAGACTCGAAGACATAGGTCCCGTCGAGGTCTCCGGCGTATGGCGCACGGAATCCGGCATAGAAGTGGCGGTCAGCCCATTCGTCGAACTTGACTTTCGAATAGGGTTGTTTTGCGGCTATTCGAGTAGACCAGCCCGTATCATACTTTCCGATGTCGTTCGGGCTATTGTAATACGTCAGAGTAAAGGCGTGGGACTTTGCAGTCGCCGTGGTCTCTCCGTCTCGGTAAAACAGGATGAAATCACCGCCCTGTAGTTCGGACTGTTTTGTAATTTTCGTCCATCCCCACGAAGTGAGCATCTTCTCCATGTTCGAACAGACGAATCCTCCGGCTTGCTGATTAGTATATCCGAGCATGAAACACGCTAATGCTTCCAATCTGTCGCAGGAGATACGCTTGTCTGGAATGCACGGCGGTATCGCGTGCGAGTCGGAATATGCCCATTTCAGATTATGCGCCATTTCATAGGTCGCATTGATAGCGCAGAGAATCTTCTCTTTGGTCAGGTTGTCGTCGCCGTAGTCGATCAGGCAGTAGCTCTTGATGCTCGCGTCGGTGAACTTGTAGGTCTTCACCACGCAGGCGTCGCCACTGTTTCCTTCCGCGCATTCAAAGGTCTTGTTCTTTGTGCTGACCGAGATCACGCGGCCCATGTGGGACTGCTTAAAGATGACCAGCGCCCCGACCTTCGGCGTCGTCCCGGTCTTGCCTGCCTTCTGGAATTTCGCCTCCGTGTCGAAGACGGAAAACCCGCAGTAGGTCTTCGCGGTCATGTTCCAATGTTTGAGCGCCGCGTCCTTCCCGAAGGCCATCAGCTCCAGCGCCATCTGGTAAGTCCCGCACCACGGCTGGTCCTGATAGCCCTTCAGGCCGTACGCGTTCACGAGGTCGCTGAACTGCTGGTGATTTGTGCCGGTCTCTTTGTATCCGTTCTTGGCGTAGTATCGCCCCATATAGACGATGAACGATCTCGCGTTCGGCATTTCACTTGTTCTCCTTCCAATAGTTTGCGGAACTGATTCCGATCAGAGCGCCGATAAAGACAGACACGAGGGCGAGCGTCCCGCACACTTCCGTGCCATAGGGAAAACCCCAGATCTTGCACAGCCCAAAATAAAGCGCGGAGCAGGCAGGGAGAAATATAGTGCAAAAATATTTGAGCACATCGTACAACTTATTGCTGAGTTTCATGCGCTTAACCTCCTCACAGAAAATCGTGCTTTTCGAGCCGTTCCTGATAAACTGCACGGATATGCGCGATCGTCGCCACCGTGCGCTCGTTAGGAAAATCGGGGTGAGCGTTGCTGTAATCGTTATATGCTGAGATGTCGTCGAGGACTTGGTTGAAGCTCTCCTTGCTGTGTCGTCGCTCTTCCTGTAACTCATCCTCGAATCGCAAAATACGGACACGCCGGTTTTCCGCTTCCCGTCGGTCGCCCTTCTCGTCCAGCCGCTTGATGTCCTTCTTCAGGCTTTCGATGCTTTGCCGGACCTCAACCAGAGCGTCGTGTTTTTTGTCGTGGCGCGTAAAAAAGAATTGGATCAGCGAGAACAGCCCCGCCGACCCAAGGATCGCAAGTGTGAGTGTCATTTTTTTATCCTACGATAGATTGATATACCGGATTCCGCACTGGACGCTTAAAGTGCTCCCCGAGTTGTGATAAGCCCGCAAGTAGATTGTCTCGGCTGAGGTTGTCTTGCGAATTGTTGTCAGTTGAACCACTGTCGAATCCGAAGCTACTGGGAGCTGTGCTACCTTACAAAAGCGGTCTATTACAGATGTGCTCGTGGTTGAGCTCGTGAAGTAGATCACACGCCGCCCATTAGAGTTGTTCGGGAAACTTGCCATCGCCAGGACGATGTTCCAGCCAATCGGGAGCGCCACACTGCAAAGAGTCGTATCAGCACTTGGTGCGCAGCTTACATTACTCGGGGTCACGCTGTTAAAGTTTGCTTTGACACCGTTCATCGCAGACAGCCAATCACCTGCTACAGAAGAAGACGAAAAGGTCGGTGTCCCGCCAATGCTTATCGACCCGTTGAGTGTCGGGCTCACAAGGATGCCGTTCTGGTTCGGGACATACTCCGAGGCCCATTTTGAAAGCAGGTACTGCGCCTGCTGGACGGTGAGGTATTCGTTAGCCATAGGTCACCTATTTGATGCGGACGGCAGATATGCTTCCGCTTACGCTTTGCGATCCAGAACTATTTCTCGCAAATAAGCTGATGTTTCCGCCTGACGGCATAACGGAAATGATTGACCCGCCAGCGATAACATCGTAAGATGTCACCTTAACCGCGTTGAATATTCCACCAGTGCCGAGTACGCCGCCGAGGATTGTTATCTGGTGGTCGCCTGCAGCTGTAAAAAATTTCGCATATCCAATGGTTACATAAATGCCAGCAGGGACGGTAATTTGTGCGACTTTTGTAAGTGAAGAACCCACACTAATATTCGACCAATAGTCTGAGTAGGTTGCCCCAACATTGCCCAAAGAGGACGCTACATCGCTCACGCTGCCCTGCGTGTCCACCATCGCGTCTACGCTCGTCAGGGTCAGGCCGTCCAAAACTGCCCGATAGATCGGCACCTGCACCGGCGTGTCGCCATTCTGGATGTCGCCGCTCGTGTAGCTCGGGTCGGATGGGTTCGATGCCGCTGGCGTTCCCTTGATGACCGTCCAGCCGAGATCCTCCACACCGCCGACCTTCGTGTACTCAGCGCAAATCAGGTCGTTCCTCTTCATCCCTGAGCTGCCGTTGTCGATCGTGATCGTGTCATAGGTGCCTTTCTGAATAACTCCCTGACATCCCTGCATCACGAGTGCGCCATCTGCGATGTGGATCTCGTTATTCGTGATGATGCTCGCCGCCATCTGGCTCCCGACATTCAGGATGTACGTGTCCGGACCGAAGATGCCCTGATTGAGGTCCCTGTCTTGCCAGCTCGTCACGTGTGCTGACCCTACGTGTCCTGTTACGATGTCCATTTACGTTTCTCCTTCTAACTTGTACTCTATTTTCTCTGTTCCGTTCTTCTTGACCGTCCAGATCTTCCCGGTGATGGGCTTCGCCATGACGATGCCGGTGATGTAGTCCCGACCGCCCACAATGTCGCCGATGCCCACATCGAGGTCGAGCTTCTCAATCTTCATCGAGAACGTGACCCTGTTCTGCATGTCCGGCAGCTGCTCCGAAGCATACTCAACAAGCGTGTCCGCGTCAGCTCCTGGGAAATCATAAACATCAGCGACCTCGTCGATGCCGGTGTAGTACGGAGTCGTGGTGCTCACCGTTCCGTCTGCCTGAACGTACAGGTGCTCGACCACTCGGTCTTTCAGCTCACCCTCACCGAGGCATATCAGATGGTTCACGCCGTCAGCGATCGCCTGAGCTGCGAAATTGAACTGCATGTCGTTTGACAGCTCGATCTGTGACGAGTAATCCACGATCGGAACAGCACCGATCTCCACATACCCGGCAGAACCGCCTGTGCCCTGCGTGTACTCCAGGTGGAGCTTGTAGCCGACGCTTTTGAGCATCTTCATCAGGCCGTCGTGGAGCGTCGTGTAGCGGTCAAACTTGTAATTGCTCACAGAGACGCCGGTATCCTCGGAGCTCGCCACGAACAGGCCGCCGAACTCGCTCGGAACGAGGTTCCCGATGACCGTGTTCAGCTCTCCGGATACCTCTTTGTAGTCATACCCGCTCGGTGGCTGAATGACCTTGTGCTGGAGCAATCCGCGCCAAGTATAGCCGCCGAACGTGGCGGTGTTGTCTAAGGTACTCGTCCCCTTTCTGCGGATTAGCCCCCCAAATTCAGAACCGGGCCGGAAGATCCTGCACTTGTTCGTGATGTCGTCCGGGTAGCCGACGCGCGAGACCTCCAACACAAAGTCATTCGTTGTTCCGAGGTCCATGTCGATTTCTGCACCCATTACCGCCCGGATCTCGTTTCCGCTCGTGTCTGTTAAAATCAGATCCATCTCGGCTCGCTCCTTTCCTCATGCAGAGTGAGGTCAAAGGTGAACGTGCCCGACCATGTGAGCGTGAAGGTGTCTGCGGGCATTTTGTCGAACACGGACTGCGTCTTGGTGCGGTAGTCGAACAGGTTGGTCTGCGTGCCGTCATTAGCCGTCTTGATGACGGTGTGGCTCCGGGAGTCGATCGTCACATAGTCGGTAGACAGAAGCGTCGCGTAGACGCCATACGGATGCGACTCGACATTCACGACCGGGTCCGTCGCCGGGCCGTAGATGACCATCGTGAAGTCGCTCGGCGCGTAGTGATCAGTCTGGAAGATGTCAGAACCGATCGCGCCCTGATAGTAGTCGTAGTCATAATCGTAGTCGTAGTCCAGACCGGAAGTCGAAGCTGTGCTTGCGATGAATGAGCGCTTCACATCCCGCATCCAGAATGGGTACGGAACGTAGATGTCGATGTCGTTCAGCGTCCATGACGGCGTCTCGTCCGTCGGGTACGTGCTGGACGCAATCACATAGCATTTCACGTAATCGTCGCCCCATGCAAGCGTCCCCGGCGTCTGGTTGATGATGTCTGTCTCGGTCGCGGCGTGAAACGCGTTCAGATCCGCTTTGCGCTGCGCATCCGTGCCTTTGAAGCAGAGCGTCGTCTGGTAGTGCACCGAGTCCTTCCCGAAGCCCTTGACGGAGTCTCCGAGAAGCCCGGACACCACCTGAGGAGTCCAGCGGAACGAGTGAAAGTTTCCGTCCTTCACCCGGAGCCCATTCGACAACAGGTCGAACGTGTCGCCTTTTGAATTGGTGTATGTCAATTTCATGCGAAAGATACTCCTAAGCCTTTAAGGCCGCGCGTCAGTTCGCGATCGTCGAGGAATACGTTGATCGAAGCGTCACCGGCTCCGGAGCGGATTGCGTCATAGATCGCAGCGTTGTCGATTCCTGGATTGCTGAAGGACGCGAGCTCCGTGGAGAGCCAACTGTTCGCAGCGCCGAAGGAATCCTTCATGCCCTGCTCGAAGCCGAGGCCGGTCATCTCGCCAATCCAGCGGAAGACCTTCGACGGAGACGCGATTGCGAGCTCGCTTTTCGCTGCGTTTGCCGTGTTGCGTGCCATGTCGCGCGCTGCGCCCATAGCGATCTGCTGGGCCTTCGTCAAACCACTTGCAAATCCGGCCCCAGCCTGATAGCCGAGATCCTCAAATCCGGCCGTCAGATCCTGAAGGACACCCTTGAGTTCCGCACCGGTTTCCGTGGCAAGTCCCTGAACATCCATCGCGTCAGCCCAGAGCTGGTTGATCTTTCCGAGCTCCACGGCACCGCCTTCGACAAGTCCTCGGACATATCCGGCACCCTTCGGGCCCATATCCATCAAATACTTGAGGAGACCCTTGTTAATGCCCATATCGGCGAGTCTGACGAGGTTTTCCTGCCACTCATTGACGCCGGCGATCTGGTCGGTGAGGTTCTGTTCGATCTCATCCGCGCTGACCGTCTGCGCCGC